TATCCATTAACCTTTTTTCTGCATCTTTTCGCATTAACTCTTGTTCTCGCTGTTGGAGTTTACTAAGGCGTTCTTCTAGAACTTTTGCTTTAGACTCCGATTGCATATGTGCAACAGTTTCTACTACTTCGTAAACATCAGGATAATCTGTTTTAAACCTTTCTAGTTCTTCTTCAGTCTTTGGAGCTGTATATTCAGGTTGTTGAACTTGATTTAATAACTCTTCTTCTCTGTGTTTAAACTCATTAAGTTTATTATCATAATGTTTTTTTAAATCATCATATCTTTTTTTGTAGTCTGGTTTTTTATAAGGAGTGTCCTTTTTAGTTTCCAGTTCTTCTACTTCGACATTATCAGGGTCTACTGCTTCATCAATGCTATTAGATTTGAATAATTTATTCTTATCTTCTGGCTTATCAAAGTATAACCCATCTGCTGATTCAAAAGGTTTATCATTACCTTCATGCCAAGATTTTTTATAATTATAAGGATTTGGCGTTTCCTCTTTTTGGACTTCATTAGTCATATTCTTTCTCCTAGTCAGGGCTTCGTAAACAAGGTAGCTGCGATGTGCACTTGCAGGGCTTGTCTTGTAAAGGTCGCCTCAAGGGTTTATTATAATAGAGTGCCTATGATAATAGGGTAGCTCTATCGCTTATCGGTAGCGAGGATTAACTGACATCATGTTTTTTTTTAACTCATCACGAGCTATATCAGAATCAATAGGTTTTCCAAATTGGTCAACTTCTTGTTCTTCTTCCATCATACCACCTTCCTGCATACCTTGTCTTTTATCTGCAGCAGCTTCAGCATCTTTCATCATACGCATCAATTCATCAGCTCCGATTTCTTCTGTAGCTTTTGCAGTAAAGACAAATTCTCCATCAGACAACCTTGCAGGTATACTGTCGGAGACTCCTGAACCCGGTCCTTCAACAGGACCAGACCCAGCAAATTCTTGAGCAACATCAATTACTTTATCAAAAAGTACAGCTAATTGCTCATCTTGTTCTAATTTTGAAACAAGCATATCTTCTTCTTCTTCTGTTAATGCTTCTTCCATAATAAATTTTGTATAATTATCTTCCATTTTGTCATCTGATTCCATGGGTTTAACAGTCATAGCCATTATCATTTGGTCATCCATAGAACCACCTTCTTGAAAAACTCCTCTGCCTTTTAATATATCAGCTTGAGTTATTTTTCCATCTTCATTTAAATCTGGAAATTTACCACCTTCATTTGCAGTTGCTCTAAAATTTCGTAATTGTTGTTGTTTATATCTGTCTATATCTTTTTGAGTTACTTCATTTGAAAGTTTTTCTTGTTCTTGTTGATTTAATATAGCTGCTGCAATTTTACCTTCAGTTAACATTTTTTGAATGTCTTCTTGAGTCATTTCTTTTTTATCTTCTTGTAACATAGCTGCTTGAATTTTACCTTCAAGTAATAATTTTTGAATATCTTCTTGACTCATACCAGTTTCTTTATCCAGCATACCAGCTTGAATTTTACCTTCAGTTAATATACTTTGTAAATCATCATTTAATAGTGACATATTATTTATCCTTTGCTTTTCCTATATTTAATGCAAACCAATCAATAACTTTGTAAGCTTTACTTACTAAATTATCATCGTGTGGTGTTGGTGTTAAAGCAGCAATCATTGAACAGATTGAAACTATCCAAGGTACTACTCCTACTATTTTTAAAATTGTATCTAATAAATCTAACAT